CCACGCTGCCGGTGCCAGCCAGCAGGCGAGTAAGAACGCTCGAGTCCTCAACCGAGGTGTTGCCCAGGTTCACTGCCGCCTCGGATGCAGTCTTGGCGAGCTCGGCCATGCGCTCGGCCTGCTGCTGTTGGGCCCGCGCAGCTCGGATCTCGTTCCGCACACCCTGCGGGTTGACTGCTTCGGGCGGATAGTTGAGTAGCGACAGGTACTGATCGACGTTCTTGTCGATGTCGATGATGTCCCTGGCCTCGGGCCAGAGCTCGGTCAGGCTGCCCACGTAGGCAGTGCCCCGTTCAATCGAAGCCGTACCGACCGCCCGCTGTGCCTGGGCCAGCGTCGAGATGAACGTGACCTTGAGCTCCCGACCAGCCAGCTCGGTCGGAGGCAGTGGGATCTGACCGAACCGCTCCATGATCACGTAGGTCCGCTCGATCAACGGCGTGAGAAGGTCGTTGAAGATGCGCTCGATCACCGGACCCAGCATCAACAGCTTCTCGCTCTCGATGGCTGCGATCTCAGTAGCGGTGCGCTGCGGGCTCTGGTCTCTCGAAGCGATCAGCGTGACGAACAGGTCCGCAAAGAAGGCCCGCTGGATGGTGCCGCGGAGCTCGGCAATGTCGCCGCGGATCCCCTCGAGAGAACGTGGGTCGATCACGAGGATCGGCTCGATCCTACGGTTGGTGTCGCCCTCATCGATCCAGTTGTTCGCGGCGGGTGAGATGTCGACACCCATGCCACGCATCGAGCTCGGCGCTGCCATCGGCGGACGCAGCCACTTCTCTGTCGCCTCACTCTTGCGACGGACTGCCAGCTGCAGCTGTCGAACATCGGGGATCGCCATCATGCCGGGACAGTTCGAGGCGTAGACCGACTCGGACTTCGTCTCCCACCGAGGCGTCAGGCCCGGGAAGTCGAGGTAGCCACGCATCCGCAGGAAGCCATCAGTCTCGGCCGAGTCCTTCTCCCACCAGAGCGAGCGGAACGCCATGCCAGGCACGTCGGGGGACATCTTGATGCGACTGTCGTTGGGCTCGATGAGATGGTTGACCTCGACGTACTTGTCGACCTCGCCGCGGTCCCAGTCTCCCTTGCTCTTGAGCGAGAGCTCTTTGTAACCAAACTGTGTGATCAGCTGCCCGACCGTCATCCACGTCGTGCGCGCCACGGTGTCGATGTCGCCCTTCTGGTTCTGGCCAAGCGCGAAGGTCCCGAGCGTGTACTGCGTCAGACGAATCACCGTATCTGCATCGGCATCGACGATCGAGAAGGCGGTGCCGCACGCCCCGAGCTCCTCGTACATGGTCGGCAGCACGCGGTAGAGATTCGACTTCTGAAAGACGGCGTACATCCGCCGCTCGACATCGGTGAGCCACTGACCCACAGGTCCGAACTTGGGGACCTCCCCCTCGAAGCCCTCGATACCCAGCTTGAACCACGGCCAGTTAGGCGACGTGAGGCCGGAGACGAAGCCGGCGATCAGGATCCGCAGCGCCTGGCCGGCACTCGAGTCCACGATCTTGCTGTTCTTCTTGTCGCCCCGGTTGGGCCGTTCGCCTTCGAAGAAGCCACGTCGCGGCGAGATGAAGGAGAGGATGTCCTTCCAGTGCGGCGTCCACGTCTCGCGCATCTCGGCCATCAACGTCTCGTGACGCTTCTTCACCCGCTCCTTGGGAGTCAGGCCCGGATCAAGCTTCGGTGCCGGCGCAGCCGGCGCTTCGGCGGCTGACATCTACAGCAGGCTCCTCAGGAACGTCGAGCGAGGATCGAGCAGCGGGTCGAGCTCGAAGGCCCCGCTTCCACCGCCGCTCCCAAACAGGCCAGCAGTCGGTGCAGGACCGGAAGGAGAGCGCGGAGCGGTAGCGCCCCCCACTCGGGACCCACCTAGCTGTCGACTCTGCGTCAGGTCGATGCCACGACCGCGGCTCCCGGTCGTACGCGTCGAGGTGTCCCCCAACGTGGACCCCGGCCGTCTCGGCTCGCCACCCAGGTCTTGACCCGGCTCGACACCGGGCGTTGGTGTCTCCCCCAGGCCGGGCTCCTCCTCGAGAGAGCCAATCTGGCCCGGGACGGAGAGACGGCCACCCGTCAAGACATTGCGAGAGCTCCCACCGGGCACACCGAAGCGATCGGTTCCGAATCCAAGCCCCTCAGCCTCATTGCGGCGCTCGAGCCCGGAGATCGTGGAAGCGGGTCGGCTCTGGCCCGCTTCAATGAACTCGATCAGTGGGATGTCCCCAAGGTTCGCGAACGTGAAGGTGGCGTCGATCTGTGCGGGAGAGAGAGAGCCGGTCAGGCCGTGAAGTGTCTGATCGAAGAACAGCCGGTACTCCACACTGTCGACCCCGAACGAGTCGGCGATGCCACCCGGCTGAGCGAGCAGCTCGGTGACTCGCGCGTTCACTTCGTCAGGGTCGGTGACTGCTGCGTCCACAAGCACGCCGCGCTGCAGTGGGTCAGCACCGAACTCACGGATCTGATTCCCAGTCTCGTCGAAGAACAGACTCCGGTTCTCCTCGATGAACGCGTCAACCTCGGTCTGGCGGTCGGTGAACTCCTGCGCGAAGGCCGCTTCCGTGATCCCGAACGGACCGCCAATGCCTCCCTGTGGATCACGCGTGAAGGCAGACGGCTGCGAGCTCGCCCCGCCGAACGGATCATTGAACGTCGACAGGTCGAGCACCACGCGGCCGAGCTCGTCTCGTTCAGCCTCGGCAAGCTGCCGATTGAGCGCGATCTCGCCGCCGGGGTGTCCCACTACCCCACCCCACGCAAGACAAGCGAGTTACGGAAGACGGTGGCGTTGGCGTCTGCCGCCAGTGCACCCGTTGCAACGGTGCCGCCACTACCACCAATGGAACGCAGCCGGCCTTGACGCTGTCGCGAAGCCGCCCGGCCTCCACCAGTCCCTGCGACGCCCGGCTCCCCACCGAAGCGCAGACTGGCACCGGAGGGTGCGGTCCTACCGCCTGCAACACCACCGCCACCAACACCACCACGACCGCCCGCGATGGAGCCGCCGAGGCCACCCACGTTCGCGAGCCCTGCAATCTCCGGCGTACACATCAACCGGCGCTCGCAAGCAGTCGTGGCTGGATCAGCGTGGCTGCGTCGAGCACGCCGGCAGCGGTGCCTGAGATGGTGGAGCTGAAGCCACCGCCTCGAGCTCCGAAGCGAGCTGTGGCACTCGTCTTGCGACGGATGACATCTTCATCGACGAACCGCGCCGGAGGCGGCGGCGGGGGAGGCTCGTCAGGCAGGTCGGGTACTGAACACACTCCGACGCATCACCAATGAACCCCTTCGCTGGTGGAAAGAAGACTCCCCTCTGGCGTGATGATCTCGGTCCCTAACATCACGCGGCGGTGACTGTCTCGCTTGATGATCTCGGTCCCCAGCACCACACGCCGGAGACTGTCTCGCTTGAGCACCTCAGTGCCCAGGTTCACGCGGCTCGGCGGGCTGCCGTAGAAGAACATCGGCGTCTCGATGGTCAACATCTCCCCACGCTCGAAGGGCGTGGACGCGACCGCTGGTACGGCACCAAAGCCAGCGAAGAGGCCGACGAGGATCCCGGCGATGCCCGTGAGGAAGTCGCGGCGCTTCATCGGCCCCCCTACTCTTCGTCTTCCGCTGCTGTCATGTCCCAGGCGGTCTTCGCCCGAGCGTTCGCGCGACCGTAGCCTCGTTGCTTGTCAACCGCACGCGGCGACACCACCGGGTAGGCGTAGGTGAGCACGAAGGCATCGGCCAAGTCCGGGCTCGCCTCACCTCGTTTCTCCAAAGACTCCTTTGATTCCAGCTGGATACGTTGCTTCGCATCGAGCGTGAACTCGAGCACGGTGAGCTCGTCGATCATCCGCTGGCGATAGCGGTCGTTGTGCACCGCCGCCCCGCCCTTCTTCATCGCGTCACGAGCTCGGCAGTACATCTCGGCTCGCTTGTTGAAGTAGCGGTCCTTCGAATCGGCGTCCCAGCCGAAGTTCACGTCCACCACCAGGCTGTGACCGAGCAGCACGCGAAGGTGGTCGTTGATGGGCCCACCAAGCCCTCCGGCATCGGCGAACACGATCTGCGGATCCTGCTCGAGGATCCACTGCTGCAGCACCGCAGCCACCCGGTAGCTGTCCTCGGTGTCGTGAATCACCAGCGGCTCGATGCTCTTGGCGTCACGGCCTCGCCGTGCGTAGGCGATGCAGTCGTTGGTGCCCGAACGAGCGTGATCAATGCCAATCACGAGCGCGTCGTTGACGGTGGCGACCGCCTCGCGCTTCTGCGCTGCGATGACTGTCTCCTCGCCAATCAGCTGCCCGGCTGCCTGACGCGGGAACTCGCCCTTCACTCGAACACGGAAGAAGTCGGAGTCCTCGCCGTAGTCCTCTTCCCACTCTTTGAAGAGCTCCTTGTTGGTGCCGGGTACATCGCGGGAGTCGATCATCCACGTCTTCCAGCGATGCTTGTCGCGCTTGTGTGTCTCTCGGAAGCGGCCAGTGTTCCGAGTCGGGTTGCCGTAGACCAGCCAGAGGATCTCTGTCTTCTCGTCAGTGAGTGCGCCCTGCGCTGTCTCCCACACGATGCGAGGGATGTTCGATGACTCGTCGAAGATCAGGAACAGACGAAGGCCTGCGTTGTGCAGACCCTGGAAGCCCTCGACGTTGTGTACCGACCACGGCACGGCGTCAGTGCGCCACATCTTCTGCGCCTTGAGGTCGCCATGGATGTGGAGCGACATCGAGTTCAGCTGGAACATGTCGTCCGAGATCGATAGCGAGCGCCACTTGGCGAGCTCAGGCCAGGTCTTCTGCTTGAGCTGATCCGCCTTGTTGGCAGTGACGACGCCGCGTGTGTTTTCAAAGGTCG